TTTCGGACAGCCTGACCGGCGCAAAGGCGTACAAATACCTCAACCCCCCGACGCTACAGAGGGCTCCTGATGCCACTCCCGCCAAAGACTGACCGCTACGCCGCATGGACCACGCCGCCGGAGACTGCATCGCCCCGGCTGGCGTGGTGGGAGGCGCGGATTTCTGCGGGGTGGCAGCCCAATCGCCGCATCCGTTCGCTGGGATACGACGAGGCCGCCGATTTCTTCGGCGTCACAATCTGGGAATATGTGAACGTGCTCTATCCACACCTGTACCCGGTCAGTCCGTGATCGGACTCCTGACGCCCTGCCCGCCGATCGAGAAGGCGGAGAGCTTGCCGCTCTTGATGTCCTTCCACAGCGCCTCATCCTCCACCTGGAAGCCGATCCACAGCCCCTCCTCCTTGCCGGGGTCAGTGGCGCCCATTGCCTTGCGCACTTCAGGGTCAGACCATGCCAGGGTGATCAGGCTCGCTGCTGCCTTGCCCTTGTGCATCATCCCGGCGAAAAGCTTGGAGAATCCTGCATAGGCGGCTTTCTGGAGGCTTTCGGGGTCCACCACGTCGCCGCTCACGTCGGTCACGGGCTTCCCGCTGGCATCTTTGCACAGGTACGCCCAGCCAAACACCTGCATCTTCTCGTCATTCTTCGCCATCTTTTCCAGGTCGAAGGTGATGGACACGGGCGCCGCCTTGCCCATCCCCTCCTCTTCCATCGGCGCCTCCACCGTCGCAAGCAGCCCGGCGAGCGCATCCATAGCCGCCCGCACCTTCGCCTCGTTGGCGGCTGAGAGTACGCGCCCGGCCTTCTCCATGCCCTCCTCTTCCTCCCCGTACTCCATGCCGTCCGCCACGATGGCGACCCGCGCGTAGGAGCCATCGGGGCGGCGGGTCCAGCCGTGCTGATAGCACAGCAGGTCCATCGCCAGCCCGAAGGCGCGGTCGTCGTCCATACCGGCGCCGTCGGGAATCGGGGCGGCCAGCGCGTTCCACACGGCGCAGAACTGGTCTTGCATGGGGGCGGGCATGGTGGCGGACATCGCCGGGGTCAGGTCCGCCGGGGTGCAGGGGATAGGGAGATCCGGGGGATCCCAGAGGTCCGCGTAGACGTCGCCCTTGCTCACCTTGCCCGGCTTGAAGGCGGGGGTGAGGAGGTCGGTCAGCTTCAGCGCCTTGGCCCGCCGCCGGATATGCGCCTTGGCCCGCTCCGGGTCTTTGGCGCGGCCAATCGACTGCATCGCCGCTTTCAGGTCCGCCTCGTTGGCGATGGGGAAGGAGCCGTCGGGCAGGGCCTCACCGCTCTCTGCCATCGCCCGCCGCTGTTCCGTGTTGTAGTCCCGCTTTTGCATAGAATCCTCGCTTTCAAAGTGCCTTACAACCTTGGCGGACCACCCGACAGCCGGATCGCCGCCCCACAATGCCCACGCGACGCGCCCGGGGCTGGGGTATCCCTCGCCGGGGGTGAAGCCCTTGCCGCTCTTATCGGCCTCGTGGCGGGCCAACCACGCGCGCATCTTGACCGCCTTGTCGCGGGTGATGGGCTCCCCGTCGGCGAGGCGGCGTGCCCATGCGACTGTCTCCGGCCGCAAGCCGTCGCCGCTGTGGCCCTTCTCATGCCAGGCCAGCCCGCGCCGCAGCTCTGCCTTGACGCTTTCCGGTGCTGTGAGCTTCATTATTTCACGTCCAGGCCGATAGCGCATCGGCATTGTGGGTGGGCGGTGGGGGCCTCTGCCGACGTGTACGCGCCCACGAAGGGCTCTCCCAGGGCAGCGGTGCGACCGTCCAAGTCGCGGCAGATTTTGCAGGTGCGTTCGCTACCCATCGCCGCGATCCAGACTTTCTTGAGGTCACCGCCAAGGTAGCCAGCTTCGCGCGCTGTCTCCCATGACTGCTCTGTGCCGTGTCCGTGGGCGTTGATCACCTCGGTACGGGCGATCAGGAGCCCCCGCTGGTTGCGCAGCCGTTGGGCCTGGGTTGCGATCCGGGCATCCAGATTGTCCCCGCTCACGCCCGCTGCCCGCAAGCCCTGTGCGTACAGGTCCAGCGCACGGCTCTGGTCACGCCGCAGCCCCGCCCACTCTCCCAGGGTGCGGGCGATCTCGCGCGGGGCAAGCCCCTGCTCAAAGCTGCGGGCCACCTCCTCACGGATGGCGTAGCGCGACAGGTCGCCGATCTCGGTCACCAACTCCGCGCCATAGGCCCGCATCCACTGCGGCGAGTAGGGGTTCAGCAGGTTGAAGCTGGCCTCAAAGTCCAGTTCCTTCCACTGTGCATCCCCGGCGATTTCGATAATCTGTCCGGCGATCCGCTCGTACTCCGCCTGAAGCGCCGCATCCCCGCCGGGGGGCATGATCGCCGCGGCCACCTCTTCCGGGGTGCCGGTGAGGAGGGCCTGCGTCAGGTCCGCCTGCGACACGTCAGCCCCACCCTGCCACCGCAGCAGCGCCTTGAGCAGCGAGTCGGTCAGCTTCTCGGCTTCCCGGCGACTGGCGATAAACGCTCGTTCGCCCTGCTTTCCGAAGCGGCGGGCGCGTAGCGACAGGCCCCGGCTCACATCGCCTCGCTGGTCGCGTCCACCGCCGGAAGCTCTGCGGCGCTGCGGAGGTAGGCTTCCAGTTCCGGGCCTGGGGTGATCGCGGCGGCGCCGATCATGTCCTTGATGAAGGCCCCCAACTTGGCAAGGTCGGGCTTGTCCAGCGGGCCACGGGTCAGACTGGGCCGCAGGTCTGCCGGGATACCCCGCAGATCGGCGACGCGCGCCACCACCTGCTGATTCACGGCGTCCACCAGGGAGTCAAGCAGGCCGCCCAAGGCGACGCCCAACAGCTCGGTCTGGTCGGCAGAAAGGGCGAAGGAACCGGCCTTATCCGTGCCCAAGAGTAGGAACTGCGTCAGGAGCCCGCGCCCGATCCGGCCCTCGAAGTGTTTGATGAGCGCGAGGTGGTCAAACTGACGTGCGCCGCCGCCTTGCAGTTGTTCGATGTTGTAGCCGGTTTTCCGGCCATCCTCATCCTCGCTGGACGGAAAGACCAGGCCCTCGCGAGCCCCGCGCTGCATGGCGCTGACGTTTTTCGTGATCGCGGTGACTGCGGCGGCGGCGTCAGTGTACTCGGCAGACCCCGGCTGTAGCGAGTCCGCAAAGAGCTTGACCGGCACGCGCGCAACCACCATCCCAGTCGCATCCTTGCCCACCCCAATCACGGCGTAGTCGGTCGTGGTGTTCTGTGCGCGATAGTCCTTGTACAACGGGCGCAACCACGGACGGCCTTCCGGGTCGCCGCTGGAGGCGTCCGCCACAAAGTGCAGGATCTTGCCCATCGGGATCGTCGCGTGCTGTCCGCTACGGGTCAACTGCTCCACAGCGACGACTTCCCGGCCTCCTTCTCCCCAATGCCAGCAATAACGGCTGTCCTGTCGGATGTGGAAGAGGTCGGTTAGGGTGGGCTGCCCGTCGCGCATCTCGGCTACAAGCTCATGCAGGCTGTAGCCCCAAGCGGTGCCCCGGATCGCCTCTTTCACCACGTCTGTCCACGGGGTTTTGAGCGCCTTCCACATCGCGCCGAAGTCCTCCGCGATGGCGACGGATTCGGGGTCGCTGGCATCGGCAGCGGTGAAGGTGTAGGGCACCTGTGCGGCAAGGTTGGCCATGATGCCGAAAGAAACGGCGATCAGGCTATCGCCCTCCAGCATCTCGGCAAAGACCGTGTCCCGCCGGGTGCCCTGTAGCTCACGGTGGCGCTCGTCCTGTGCGGCATAGCTGGTGGACCCGTAGTTGGGGAAGCCGCTGTAGGCGATCAGGGTGGTCAGGCTCGGCTGGTCTGGCATAGGTACGCGCTACCCCGTTTTCGGTTGTCGGTCAAGCGTTGAAGCGCCCGAAGGCGTTGGTCAGGCTCTTGGCGGTGATGGTGACCGCCTCCGGTTTCAGGATCTCTGCCACCGCGTACCCGGTGCCGTCTACCCAGTCATCATGCAGCCCCTTGGGAAAGGTCGCGTGCTCTGCCACCAGAGAGCGCACCCACTCCTCCGCCGGTAGGGCAGCGGCGGGCACGTCGTGGTGGTGAGGCTCGGACTTCCCGCATTGACAGGGCAGGATCACGTTCCCGGCGGCCACATAGGGCTGCCACGCTTGCGCGCGGCTCACCTTGTCGCCGATGGGGGGCACCAACACGATGCCGGGGATGCGGCTGCGGACCACAGCGGCCGTCGGGCGGGCGGCGGCGGCGTCCTCCATGTACCAGCCGGTCGCTTTGGGATAGCGGCGGCGAAGCTCCACCATCGCCTCTATCAGCACGTCTGCCTCACAGCGCATGTGCAGCCCGTCATACAGGTACGCGCGACCGGAGTGCAGTCCGGCGTGTACGATGACGTGGAAGTCCCCGGCGTTGACGCCGCCGAACGCGAGGTCGGAGCCCGCTATCTCGCGCTTGAACGAGGCCGGGTAGTGTCGGCGGTCCACATAGAGCCAGCCACCAACCGGGAACATCCCGCCCTTCGCGGCCACGGGTCGCTGTCCATGCTGTCCGGGGGCCTGGCTGCCGAGTTTGGTTTCTTCGCGCTGGACAATCTCTTCCGGGTAGCGCACGGGGTCCAGAAGTTCGCCGGGGACCGTTCGCCAGTCGCGGGGGTCTGCGATCTCCGGGTCGTAGCGCATCGGCAGGATCAGCGTCTCCCAGCCCTCCCCGCTGGCAATACAGTGGCCCGTCAGGTCGCCTTCATGGACGCGCTGCATGATGATGATGATCGTCCCGGTCCGCTGGTCGTTGAGTCGGGAAGAAAGCACCTGATCGAAGTTCTGGGCCTCCTCGGCCATCCGTTCGGCGATGCGGTCCTCTGCCCCCTTGATAGCCTCCTTCACATC